TCACATAACTACCGTCGATTTCAATGATGTTCATTCCTGTTAATTCGGAACTCGGGATAAGCACAGTCGAGCTTGACGCACTGGAAATGTTCTGCTTTTTGATCGTCTTTTCATACAGTGTACTCCCGTCTATCCACGTTCCTACCACCTGCTCTGTAGTAGAGTAGTTATGCCCGGATGTACCACTACTACTCTCTATTAAATCTACAATAGGCTGTTGCTGTTGGGTTATGTACTCAACAGCAAGGTCTCCCGTACTGCTCTCTATGTGGGTGTAGCCGTTAAGAGATTTGACGGGGAGGTTGGTGGGGGTGACGGATGAGGTTGTGGGAGTAGCAAGAGCATATGCGACCTGTGCCCCCATTGTGGGAGTAGTGCCGGGAGCATACTCGTCACGGTCGCTTATCCACTCACCGGGAAGCGTTTCCCCTGCATAGCTGTCAATCATACCCCATTCTGTCACCACTTCCCCATTCACCACATCCTCACTTCCTCGATATATAGCAGAGGGGTAGGTGGTGGTGTGGGTGGTGGGTGCAACAAAAGGCTCAAAATCAGAACTACCACCAACATATCTAATCATCGGGTATAAAGTAGTATTAACAGTTTTGTTAGCCAAAATCTCGATATAAAACATAGCATTATCAGAAGCGTTCTGTATAACTACATCGCTATCGCTATTAGCCATCGCATAAACTGTCCACGGACTCACTCTTTGGAGAATGATAAAACTACAATTTGCTGTTGCATTTTTCATGGATAATATACATGACGAATAATCGACCATATTTTCATTTGTCATTATCCATAATCTTGTAAGGGCAGATGATGTTCCGTTTACTTTGATTCCTGTAATGTTCCAATTTGCATTAGTCTGCAAATCAAATGTGACTCCATTTAATTGATATTGATTATTCGTCCATGTTCCATCTGTATTTACCGACTTTATATCACTCACTATCATCGGCAACTTGTTCTTCCCCCTCACCTCAATCTCCCCCTCCGTATATGCCGTTATGGGGCAGATGTTGGAGTAGGGGGCAAAGGTAGAGTCTGATACTGTGGAAAGGCGTATCATGGGATAGAACATTTGATTAGATAATGATGCTCCATTACTGATGCCTATTTCTAAGTTACCATCCCAATCTGTCGAAGCTGACGTTCTATCTGCTGTACCATCTCCATCTGGTGCTTTACGGTATCCATGGTAAGCGACCCAAAAGGTGTTTAGAGACCCATTAACACTTCCGCTGTATTTAATAGACGAGCCTGCTTTTAGAATATAATTTCCACACATAAATACTATATCTGCGGTTGCATTTCCATTTGCTTTTATTCCAACAACATTCCCGTCAGCATCTGTCTGAATAGTAAATGTAACGCCAGTCTGTGTATAAGAGTTGCCACTCCAAGTACCAATAGTATTTAATGCTTTTATACCATCAACCGTCATAGGCAACTTGTTCTTCCCAGCTCCACCTACCCACGGCTTATCTTGTCCATGTAAGTCCTGTGAGCCTTGTATCTCCGTCACGCACTTAACAAGGGGAGCATTAGCTCCGTCACTTATCTCGATGGGGTTGCCCGTGGCTGTCTTAGTAACATCCACATCAGGAGCATTGGCATTTACCCAATCATCTCCATCATACTTAAGTATCTGCCCCTCTGTGGGTGTGGTAAAGCTTACATCGTTAAGGTCGGAGAGTTCGGATGCACCGCCACTACCACCTGTGGCATTGACCCACTTGCCCTCTGTAGCGTCATATGTAAGCACCTCGCCATCTGCAGGCGTGTCAAGGTCAACATCACTTAATCCGGCAAGGGTGGAAGAGCCGCCGCCACCTCCACCGTTTTCGATTTCCGCCGCAAGGGTGGTCTGTGCCCACTTGGTAGCATCCCACGGGCCTGTCACGTTATCCTCAAGGCATCTGTAAGCCCGTACCCTGTGCGTGGTAGGGTTCTCGTAGCCACGGATAGCTCCAGTGTTATACGTAGCCGTGCTGTCATACATCAGCAGACCTATCTGCCTGTCATCTGCAAGGGCTCCGTCAATGGTCTCAAAGTTACTATCAAGGTCATCCACATTAGCCCTGTCAACGCCTCTCTGAGGCAGTTTAAGGTTATAGTTATCTGAGTATCGCATAATCTCTCCTTACCAGTTAAAGTCCTCATAGAGCTCTTGCCACCCACCACTAAGGTCATATACATCGCTCCAGTAGAGATCATATACGGCCTTCTTGTTAATATACGGAGCACCGTCATAGTTATTCTCAGGTACGGGTGTAACGGCAAGCTCAACCTCTTCCACTTCGTCATCAAAGCTGAGGTTGATGTTCTCGATAATATTGACGCTTGCAGTACCATTGATGTAGTCAATCGTATTGGGTGAAGTCGCAAAGCCAAACTCAGGAAGGTTGCCCTCAAGGTTGATCCGTCCATCCCATTTATCACTTGCAACAAGTCCCTGTCCCCAGATCATTGCATGGACGTTCTGCTCATCTATCCACCCGGTTCCACCTTCAAGCTTGAGGCTGACAAGTAACTCATTTTCCGCACCGCCTTCGGTCTGGAAGTAATAAAGCAGGTGGAGTATATGATCCCCGTCTATCCATGTCTCTTTCGGGAGATACGTGATAATCTCGTTGTTGTACTCGTACTGTATCGTTGCGCTTGCTACGTCTACGGTATCTACGTCAAGGTGGACTTCAGCCTGAAATACTGCTAAAGTTTCTGAAACCGTTGCAAAGCGGATATGTACTATTTCCTCGTATGTATCCCCTACTGATATCTGCCGCCCGTTGGTAAAGGTGTAATACTGAATAGTGTTACCTTTACCTTGGTTTTTTAAGCCTACAAGAGCTTTATCTGTGGAAGATTTGACGTTGTTAAGTGCAGGATTGCTACCAAAGCCCTGTATCGTGTAGGTACCGTGGAATTGGTAGCTGTACTCCATGATGCACCCTACGGGGCTCCAATCGCCTCTCACGTTAGCTAACTCGATGACATCGCATAAGTCATATGCCGGACATGCTGCCAAATCCACGTTAAAAGGCGTGAACCGGATCGCCTGGAGCGATTCCAGGATGTCCCACGCAGGATGGTTAACCGGATCTGTGCCGTAGTACTGCAGCAGCGGATTAGCTCCGAGCTCATACACAAGCCCGTCATCTGTCTCTTCGCCGATCTCAAAAGGCTCGCCGCTCTGCACATCATCATAGGTTAGTGATGTGTAGTACGTCTCAAAGTCCGAAATGGATCCACCTTGCCACCGGGTTCCGCTGCCAATTGTCGCAACAGGCTCTTGATAGTCTCCATATCTCCGGATATCAAGCAGTCCGTCACGGTTAAAGGTTGCTATGGCGCCGATTGTCTGACACACCCAAAACAGCATATCCCGGCAGGTGACGATATCGTTTTCCGGGAACAGGGAGAACCCCTTCAGCCCGTTCGGGAATGCCTTGATCTCGGTTTCCGTCTGCGCAAGCGTTACGTGAGCGATGTTACAGATCTCCTGCAGATAGTCATATGGCTGTCCTACAAACGTCTCATGTGTCCACTTCCGGATGTCGCATCGCCGCATATCATCATAAGCGGTGATGTGTACGCCGTCATCTGCGTGGTTGGCCTCGACAACTCGGAAGACTCCAAGCGGGACATCTTCCCATGTGCCATCAGCAAGCTTTAGGCCTTCCGAAAGCGTGACCACCTTGCCGTACCAATTGCGGAGGTAATCCACACCCTTAACCACGGCTTCCAGCGTCCCCATGTACACAGAGCCGATTTTGATCTCGTTGTCCTCAGAGCAAGCGTTGTATATCCGCAAGCTGCCAGAAACGAAGTTGGCCTCTGTGACTTGTCGGTTTCCGATGGTCCCCGTGATCCGGCGCACCTTGGCAGGCCTCGATAATGCAGTTAGATAAGCGTCACTTACTGGATACATCAAAGCCTCCGCTAAAACTCAATCAAGTTAAAAGTTACAATGTATAACCCATTGGAAGACTGCAGCTTGTCAGAGTTATCAACAAGATCGTCTCTTAAGTCATCCATGCGCATCTCCAAAGTTATATAATCCTTGGTCTTCACATCGTAAAATCTTACTTCGAGGATCGGCTCATCGTTAAACTCTGTCAGTATAGATGCCCAGTAGTCACTGCACTGAAAGCCCGCATATATCGAGCGCTTTCCCCTGCGGACAACTTCTACATCATCATGTCCATCCTCGGTCTGATTAGTAATCTCAATGTTCTCGTAGTCACGGGCCCAGCTGATGCACTTTGCCTTGATTTCTGTATTGTTGATATATACTGGATAATCGGTCCTTAACATCAGCGTCCTCCCTTCTGGGCCTGATTAGCCTTGTTGGCCTTGCTGACAGTGGTGTTGACCTTATCAGATCCGATATAAGTGTTGACGGTGACGGTATTGCCCTTAGCACGTGCCTTATATATCTCGGCATTTGATACGGACGAGCTCATCTTGTTGGCGACGTCCGAATTGGCTGTACCATACCGGTTGTAGTTATACCGGTTCTGATCGACCTTATCGAGGATCCCGCTCTGCTTAAGCTGCTCCTCCTGGAGAGCAAGTGTAGCATCTCGAGCCGCGTTGACATCTCCAAGGATTGACTCTACTGCGGAGTCTGCAATGTCAGCTATCGCGCCCCATATCTTCGCCGCGGCGTCTTTCAAGCCGTTCCAGATACCCTTAAGCGCATCACTTACGGCTCCCCAGTCTCCCGTCAGTACTCCACACACGGCCTTTACGATCCCGCCAATTGCTTCAAAAGCGGGACCCAACAGAGTATTAAGCAATCCGGATATAATCTCGATTGCCGGACCCACGGTCTGTTTAAGCACATCGCCAACGCCCTTAAACAGGTCCGTCAGCGGTTTGAGGATGTTTTTAATCAGATCCAGCAGCGGCTTGATAAGGTCAAGCACCAAGTCAATCAGTGGCTTAAGGATCTCGACAACCGCTTCGAGGATCGGCTTGAGTGCGTTGACCAGGTCAACGATAACCGGCAGGATTGACTTGACAATATCAATCAGCGGCGGCAGGATCGTCTTGAGCAAATCTGAGATGACCGGCAGGATTGCATTTACAATTTCAGTCAGCGGCGGGAGCACTGCCTCCAAGAGATCAAAGATCGGCGGGAGCAGAGTCTCGGCCAGGTCAAAGAGCATCGGGAGCATGCTCTCGAGAAAAGTCTCCAAGCCAGGGCCGATCTTATCAAAGAGCTTTTGAAATCTCGGCATAAACTCAAGGATCTTATCCGCAAGTTTCTGCACGATCGGCATCAAAGATGTGCCGAGGTTAGTACCGAGCGCCTTGAAGGACTTCTTTACATCGTCCATCGTATCGCCGAGCTTAACCCCGGCATCCACAGCCTCATCACTCATGACAAGCCCGAGGTCATGCGCCCTTTGGGTTAAATCTTTAATCGCCTGTCCGCCCTGGTTAAGCAGCGGAGCAAGCTCTGAGCCGCTCTTGCCCAACAGCTCCTGCGCAAGCTTAGCGCGATCCGCGCCCTCGTCCATATTGGCAAGCGCCGTGATAGTATCGTAGAGGATATCCTCCTGCGACCGGAGTTTTCCGGACGAGTCCGTGACAGCAATCCCAAGCTTTCCAAGGGCGGTCTTGCTCTTATCCGTTGCGCCCTGTGTTTTGAGGATCTGAGTGTTAAGGGACTTCATCCCGCTTTGGAGCAGATTGACATCCATACCGTTCTGCCCCATGACGTAAGCCCACTCCTGATAAGCCTTCTTTGAGATGCCTATCTTTTGGGACATTTTGTCTATCTCATCAGCGGTCTCGGCAGCGCTGGAAGTAAGCTTAACCATGGCCCCCGCTGCAGCCGCTGCACCCGCCACAACTACTCCTGTAGCTTTAGCCGCACCTTTCAGGCCCTTTCCGACCTTGTCAAGCGCACCCTTAAGCTTGTCAAAACGCTTAGTATCTGCAGTTTTGTTCAGCGCGCTGTTGGTCTCTTTGGCTTCCTTCTCCAGCGTGTTCATCTGCGAGGCAGTCTTAGCCACCTCTGCCTGAAGCGCATCATACTGGCTCTTTGAGATCGTCCCATCTTCCAGAGCCTTTGCAGCGTCCGCCGCTGCCTTTTTCTCAAGTTCAAGCTTCTCTTTGGTCTGCTCGATAGCGGTGTTAAGGATTTCCTGCTTTTTCTTGAGTGTTTCGACATTTCCCGGATCAAGCTTAAGCGCCTGATCAACCGTCCTGAGGCTCTTTTGAGTGAGCGACAGCTCCTTGTTAACATCACCGAGGGATTTGACAAGTCCGGAAGTCTTACCCTCTATCTCAATTGTGATCCCTTTGATTGTTCCGGATGCCATATCATCACCTCATCAACTTATCTATATCTGCCTGAGTGGCTATATAGTCCCACTCCTCTTGATCGTTCAACCGCTCAATCGTCATATCGAGGATATCTCCAATCGTGACTATTTCGAGCTCGTCAAAAGACAGACTTAACTCTTTCGCCCTAAGCATCAAAAGCGCAACAGTAAAGGGCCTTACTGTTGGCCTTCCGGGTTTTTTGCTCGAGTAGACGTCTGCTCGGACGTAACCCACAGGTTGATACCTTCCGGGATGATCTCTGACGTCATCTCCTGGATGGAGTAGCCCGCCAACCACTCCGGAAACTCGTCCATCGTGGAGTTAAGAGCTTCCCTCGTTGACTTAGTAGCCTGGAGATGCATCACATATATGATCATCTCGAAGCGCTCGATCTGATCAAGCAACAGCCCGTCATCAATATTTGTTTCCGTGAAATACTTGAGCATATCAAAACTGCACATCCGCTTAACTATAAAAGGTGTTGCAGCGTTGCATTCCAACGTAAGCGCACCGGCGCTTGTTTCAATTGTTCGTTTCATGGCTTCCCTCCCTAAAAAAGAAGAGCCCAAGAAATCATCCTGGGCTCAGTTGTCAGTTATTTCATTAGCTGGTATAAACATCCGTATACCAGTCATCATATGCTTCTCCATCCGCGTCAACGAAAGCTTTCACTTTCTGATCATCCGGACGCGGAGTAGCTGTGATATTAACGGTCTCGGTCTGTACTTCGGTAGAATCCGCCTTGGTCTGTCCAGCTACGGAAGGACGAGCCAACGAGCAGCGGTAGAACAGGAAACGCCTGCCGCTCTCATCCATCTGGAACTCAAACATCAGAGCGATGTACTTCTTGACATCTTCAGTTGTCTCGGTTACAACACCGTTTGCATCCTTGTCCTGTCCCATAACAGATGTAAGAACATCTTCCGGGATAAGAGCAGACTCAAACGTTCCGGAGTATCCGGAGTTGTTTCCGATTGTGTAGTAGACGCCATCGTCAGCATGGAACGGAGTATCGTCTCCACTCGGATCAAGCGAGATATTGACAGCGCCGGGCCAAGCCTTAACGGTTCCATATGTGGAAGTTACAGCGCCGGTTGTGCTGTCCGTGGTCTCCGTAACCACTGCGTAGTGGACATTTTTCAGCCCAAACTTAACTTTCTTCATCTTCAAATTCCTCCATCGTGTATATAGTGAGATATGCATCATCATCAAGCTCGAAACTTGTTGTGGATGTCCAAAAGAGGCCCATTTCCGTGAGCTTAGCATCTACGGCTGATTCAATTGCCGGATCCACCGCGTAAAGATTAACTGTGATGGTTGCGACAGGTTGGTACACTACGTCATCGGCAGGAAAATTGTTGTCATGATCCCAGGTATAAACTGCATAGGGTAGCGCTTGCCCCATTGGAGCCTTACCATAGAACGTTTCGACAACCTCGGAAAGCCCCTGATAAAATTGTTCTTTTGTCATGAAAGCTCCCTCCTGATCCGCTTCTCTACCTCGCTCTTGCACCACTCTTCTACTGGCTTGATATGCTTCTGCCCGCTTGCGTGGCCTACCTTACGGCCTCCGCGTACGATATCGTGTCCATTCTCCAGTAAGTGCGTAAGCTGGTACTGCTTATTGCGGATAACGTACTTCGCATACTTCTTCTTGCTTTGGTTATCGATTCCCCAATCATCTGCATAGTGCTTGTGGCCTCCGTTCCTGGCATTCTTCGGAGACGTAGATTTAAGCTTTTTAACAGCTTCCTTTGCTACATCTTCCTCAACCTTTAGGACATCAGCCTCCACTTCATCCGCGTATTTCATCAAAATCTCATTGATCTGCTTAGTTAGATCCATGAGCACCAACCCTTTCACCGGTATATATTTCCAACCGGTCAATCTTAGCGTAATATGTACGGACTACCGCATATCGCTGACCTTTATACTCAACTACTCTTTCACCCTGGTAATTGATTGGATTCGTTACAAACACAAAAGAGAACCCTAATCCGCTCTGAAGCCCGTTGAAAAAGTCACTTCTACCAACAGACTCTACCTCGCAGTAGATCTCTCTTTCCGTTTCCGTCTTAACCAGTGCGCCATAAGCATTTTTCGTATCGGTTTCAGCGATTAGCTTGATCGTGCTTTCCATATCACTCACCTGCCTTCATCTTCTGGGATATCACCCTCTGATTGAGCAAGTACCGGAGCATCCGAGGCATCCCGGTCTCGTTGCCGTCTCTCTTGCGCCACATATAAGATGCATACATCACTATAAGCTGCATATCTTCCACTGCGAGAGTCTCCGGGAAAGTTACTCCCTCCCGGACAATCTCTGCCTGCGCGGACTCAAGATACTGGTTAAGCCTCGCATCATATGCGGTGGAAGAAATCCCCAGATCAACTTTCAGCATCTCCAGCATCTGTTAGCCCTCCTATTTCTTCGAGCTTGTCGGTTTCTTTGGTGCGTCCTTCTTGGTCGCGTCCTTCTTCTCGACAGCATCATTTTTCTTCGTTCCGGCATAATCCGGTGTAATTACTACTGACATGCAATCCTCCTATTCTGTCTCGCAGACAAGTCCGGAGAGATCGAAGATCCATGTCTTCTCCTCGCCCGTTCTGCTCTGGATGACTTTCAGCTTCTGCTGATTCTTATCGGAGATCTTCAGCATTGCGTTCATATCCTGATCAAGCTCTACCATGCCGGAGCCGCGGCTATTAGTAAGCCCGACCTTGATGGATGTTGCATCGGAATCCTTCGTAAATTTCAGATTCAGGAAGTTGCCTGCGCCCCACCACTCAGAAGGAGCGCCGCTGTCAAGATATTTAAGTGTACCGGTAATGTTCTGTCCTGATACGGTCACTCCGGATTGCATATCGCTCACCGGAGTTCCCCACATTTCCGTCTCGCCGTCCTCAGGCGCAACAACGAGACTTGTTATAAATTTGCACCGTCCTGCGGGAAGGTATGAACCATATCATCCCCATCTGCTCCATTAATACCGATTGCAACAAAGCCGTTGGTATCCAGAACCTTACCATCATAACGAGCAGTGCCCTTAAATCCGGTCTGGTCAGCTACCCAGAATGCATGCTCGGAAGTACCGATCTTTGTTCCTGCACGTTCTGCAAGCAGATACAGATCTGCATAACCGCCAACGATTACATCGTCAGGCATGAATCCAAGTTCAATGATGTCACCGCCAACGATCGGGAGCTGGTTGCCAGCCACAAACAGACCGTTTGCATTAACATTCATCATAGCCATGCGAACCTTAAGCAGAGTCTTCTTGTTCATGATCCAGATCAGATCAGAGCCATACTTGCTGGAGATCAGTGCTGCATCGCCGATCAGAGCCTCGATCAGAGCCTTGTCCTTTACTGTATTTGCGTGAGAAACTACATTCGGAGTAGATGCCACAGCCTTCAGAGCGGTTACGATACCAACCGGCATCTTTGTGCCAGTGCCGAATACGATAGCTGCATCCAGAGCAAGGCCGATAGCCTGTCCGAGTGCACGGATCAGCTCGTTTGCAAGGTCAACATCGGAATCCTCAAGAGTAGCGTTGCATACCTTGAAATATCCGCCTACCTTGTAACCGTCAACCTCAACCTTGGAAAAGCTCAGGTCAAGCTCATTGATGTTAGCGCAAGCCTCGGTCCATACTGCTTCCGGGATAGCTCCCTCGATAACAACACGGCCCTCGCCAGGAACGCTTTTGAGGAATACGCGGTTATAGAGCTTGGAATAATCCTCAATGCTCTCCTTCAGCACGCCAATCAGAATCTTCGGGATCAGATATCCGGCATTGCTGATAGTTCTCTTCTCTGCGATTGCAGACCGGATTTCTCCAAGGAAAGTCTGCATCTCATCCCGCTGCACGAATACGGAACGCTCCTCATAGTTCATCTCTTTCCATCTCTTCATGGTTCTAATCTCCTTCTGCGGGGTTGCCGCTCTTTCTTCCGGCTTGTTATCTTCTGCCGGAGCCTGTTCAATGTCAGCAAGCTCTCTTTCAAGCTTGTCAACTTCCGCCTCAAGGTCTGCGACAGTTTTTTCGGCTTCTGCCCTTTCTGTTTCGATCTTATCAGCTTCCTCTTCAGCCGCTTTCAGCTCCTCGTCAGATACGTCCTCGCGTGTCTGCATTTCGTTTGCAAGGCTTGCCTCACGTTTGAGGATCTCTGTAAGGCTATTCCTTGCCTCTTCGAGCTTTTTCTCGGCTTCTCTTTTCTTCTTTCCGATAACTAATGCTCTAAGCATTTTCATTACCTCCGTTTAGTTTTTCTACCAACTTTCTGCGTCTCTCTTCCCTCCGCTCATAATCCGCCTGCTTTGCCCGTTCCTTAGCAACCTCCGCGTCTCTTGCTCGTGAGGTGATATTCGTTTCCGCATAAGCTGGAAATGCCACAACAGAACATTCGTATAGCTTAACCTCTCGGATTGTGAAATGGACTGACCCATCTTCGCGGATGTCGGTATCCTCTTTGATAATGTCAAATCCGAAACTCGCTTGGTTGATGTCACCGCGATCAACTCTTGCCTTTGTGTTAACTGCGTCCTGATCGTTCGGATTGACCAGAGCGCGTCCCCACAAACCATGAGCATCAACCTTTAATTCAAAGGTATGCGCTGATGTTCTACCAAGGACAAGTCGTGTATCATGGTCGGTTAAACACCGAATGTCATCTGAAATGGTTTTATTAAAAGCTTCGGGTGCTACGCTTTCAGACATTCCCGGAGCAATGTCATAAACGCTGTTAAAAACAGCGAAATAACCTTCTATGTACTGTTTTCCATCTTCATCAGATCGGACATTAAAATCAGTTATTTTTGCTCGGACTTGCCGAGCCCCCATTGTCCTGTCTTCCATTTTTCATTAAATCCTCCAATTCCTTTAGTGTGTTCGGAACGCTTTTCCATCTACGATTTCTAACAATGTCATATATGGTTTGTGGTCCTACTGGATAATCTTTGCATATATCAATCTGTCTTTCGCCATTCAAAAATCTATATCTGATTTCAATAACATCAGAACGAGACAATTTTGCAGACAGTGATTTTTCACCGGAATACAGTTCTTTCAATTTCTGTTTGTGCTCATCCGAAACAAATCGACATTTCAATTTCTCTGATAGGTTTTTCTTCTCTGCTTCGGTGTGATGAGTCCCCTCATTCCAATGTCCGAAATTTCTATCAATAGCGATTTGTCTCAACTTTTCTTTGTAAGACATGGCAAAATCAGGATCATTTTCTATGTGTGCTTTCAATGATTTGATTCGCTTTTCAATAGTCTCGATGGAGTTTTTCTTGTCCTTGTTCTTACTCGATATTTTTCTTTTTGTCTCTTCCGAGAAATGATAGCCGGTTGTAGTATTTCCACCTTCACAAAGGTTATATCCAGCTTTCATAGTGTTTAATTTGTCAATCCAATATATTTCTCTCTCATTGCACTTGTCTTCGGTGCATTCTTCCAAAATAACGAAATCAAATCTATCTCCATTGTTCCATGCTCTTTGTAGATGGATGTTGAAGTGCCTGTTATTTTTAAGCAACCACAAATGCGTCATCTCACGTTTATGGAGGTCCACACTTCTTCCAACGTACTTCTTGCCATTGTTCTTATTGACCAATGCGTAAATACCACTATTCATTTTTGACCGCCTTTCATATTGACCGCTATTGTGAAGCGCGTCGGGAGTGGCGGTCATCACTCCCTACGGTTTGCAACCCGTTCGCGCTATTCAAAAGGCTTATTCGCCTTTTTGAACCAATTTCTTCTGCAAGCCAGCCATGTCATACGGGATATAATTCTCTAATACCCTAAACTCATTTAATCCGTCAGCCGGACTCATGCCTATCTTATCCCGCACCTCGTTACCTGTTACAAAGCCGCGGTCCGATAAGGCACAGAAAACATCGCTGATTGTCTGTATATCCCAATCCAGAAGGGAAAGGATATTAAACCGGACGTACCACTTTGGAGACAGGATCAGCTTTTTTGTCATTTCCTGCTGGATGCTCATGACGATGGACTTAACCTGCGAGTTAATAAAGCTGTTCCACTCGGCCTTGGTGTACTGCCCAACTCCGAGAAGGAACGACGGAACGCCGAGAATTGATGCTACCGTCTGCTTGTCAAGCTTTACGTTATCAGCAAGGGCAAGATCCGCAAGGGACAGCGGTCTAACCTGCTCCACCTGGAACTGCTCCGCAGGGATAAGCCACGGATCTCCGGCATTAGAGCTCTTGACGTAGGAATCGAGAAGTTTCTGCCGCCCTTCAGGGCTTGCAAATTCATCTATCAAGGCGTCAACCTTAATGATCATTGACGGCTTCCACTTGGAAGAGAAGAACGCTTTCTCGGTTGCGCTTGCCTGCTTAAGATTAGAAACCAAGTCGGACAGGATCACACGGAAACCCTGCCCTTTCCAGAGATAATCCTTTTTAGGGTTGATCCGGAAATGCAGGACGTCGTCCTTGTCATAGACTTTGCCGTCAATGGTTACCGAATAATCGTTCCATGTGCCATTGAAGCTTACCATGGACGCAGGAACCGGCTCCAGGCTGCCAAGGTAGCCCTGGCTTGTATTAACCTTAACCACCGAGTTGCCATCGCCATAAAGCAGGAGATTCATAACGATTGCCGTTATAAAATCCTTCCTCGTCATGTAGGGATTCGGGTTAATGTCCAGCTTTGCACTGAGCTCGTTTATGATCCGCTTATCCCCATCCTCGGTATTTTCCATGATGTGGATTGTGAGCATCCCGATCAGCTCTGCGATCCGCCTGCAGGCTGTTACAACTTCCGGGTTCTTATCGAGCGGTGTATACCCGGTGCAACAGATATCGGAGTCAGACAGCCACAGGCCGACATTGCGATTCTGTTTTTTCTTTCTGCTAAAAAGCGCCATCTTTTACTCCCACCAACTTCTCTTGGATTTTCTTTTTTCAAAATCATTTAAATATCGCACACATGCGAATACCGAAGCATCAAACAGGTCTATCCTCTGCTCCGGCATTACCTTTTCATATTGGATCATGTCATCCGTCTTTTCTATGGCCCGGACGTTTTGGACGCAGTACTCATAAGCGTCTGAATGCAAATAAAAAAGCCGACCATCTTTTGCCGACTTTTCTATGTGCCTGAAGCCCTCACTTTTGAGGTAATAATACTGTGGCTGATCTATAATATTAAACTTTGCCTTTTTCATTTCGACAAAGTATTCACGGGCGAACTTACGGTCATGCCCGACCTGGACAATCTTAAAACCGCGATCCCGCATGAACTGAAACCACTTAACAACGTCAGATACCTCAACTGTTGGAGTATTTGACATTGTAAGCCATCCGTCATCCGCCCATCCAAAAAGCGGAATTCCGTCCTCGTCCGCCTTCTTAGCGGCATTCACCACCGGAAAGAAAGCGTGAGTGATAATGATATCCACATCCTCCTGATCGTAATGCCCGAAGAGTGCAGCGGCGGTCAGGTCGTGGAGCTTGGAGAGGTCTGCGCCTCCGTACCAGTCTATCGGTAGTTTTGCCAGCTCCTCGAGTGTCCAACTGTAATTCTTGTCAGACTTACGGAACTCCTCGATATTGAAGTATGCCTTCATTGCTGTCGTGTAGACGTTCAGCGAACGGGAAAGGAAGTCCTTTCTCTGTTGCGGATCATTCTGCGCCTGCAAAGCGTCATTCATAAGATCACTTGGCCGGATCGTCACGCCAAATGACGGATTAGCCTTCTGGTGCTGAATCGGATCCAGGTAATCGACATTCCCGTTCTCGTCCTGATCAGCGGCGGTGATAAAAACAAACAGGTTATCATCCTTAACAGTTTCACGGAGCACTTTCCTTGCGTACTCCAATCTTCTGTAGCAAAACGAATTCATGTTATCGCCGGCCGTTGTGATCCCAATCATCATTTTATTGGTATACGCTTTCATGGCTTCTTTAAAGCGGTTGTATTGAGCCGCCTTTTTGAAAGCATGAATCTCATCGGCAATGGCCAGGTTGCAGTTGAAAGAGTCCTGTGCATCCGGATTGGCCGCTACAGCTTCGATGTAGATGGATCCTTCCTGCGCAAAATCTCTCTGAACGGAATGCTCCGTGTTATTGTCGTGTACCGTAAATGTGTTGATGATCCCCTTATTCCGGAGGGAATAGGTGATATCGTCAAAAGCCTGCCTTGATTGCTTCAATGCGGCCGCCGTAATATAAAGCTTGGCTCCGCTCCTTCTTTCCAGTAGTGACAAGCCCCATGCCAGTCCCGCTGCAAAGAGTGTATTATGTGTTGCTATATAACTTCTTCCAACAAGGTACAAATGTGTTGGATTGTCCACCATGATGCACTTTGATGGCTCAGTGGGTATTTCTCGAATATCTATAATGCTTTTAGCTTTCATACGAGTGGCAAGAGATGGTTTCAACCTCTCAACCTTTCGCTTTAACCTAAAGCATGGCATGGTCTTATCCGTGAAAAAATGAACACGATAAACAATGCCGGCATCCACTCCGTTACACTTTGCCATTTTGGGGTTGATTGTTCCACGGAACCCAAGGCTGCATACAAGTTCAAATACCTGTTGTGCTAATCTCTTGGATTTTTGAGTAAACTCACATTCTCCACGCACGCTACAAGTTCCATCCGTGTCCATGAGTCCTTGCAGGAGTGCAAGCCTTTGCGATATGGATGCGGTCATGTATTTATCCGGAATATGTTTGTTATTCCAAACATTCAATTTCCGCAAATTATCCCTCAAGGGGTTTGGAGCATTTGATAAATTTTTGCCATGCTTATCAAGTGCTATGCTCCCGGCTCTATTCTTGTGTTCATGCCATACGCAAGTGTGACCTTCTGCGGATAACAGTTCCATCATTTCTTCTCGGTCAGTATCAGCGCACGTTATATTAGTATCTGTGCATGATCCATCTCCAAGCCAAACTCCAAGAGTGTAAGGGTCAACCTCCAAATCTGCTCTTGGATACTGCACCGGCTTAGTCATTGGTACTCTGTATTTATATTCAATGCCTTTTCCGTCTTTCCGGACTTTGGCAAAGTCTCCAATCATGTCGATTGTCCGGCGTTCTATCCATCCCTCATTCCTGTGAAGTGCTGGATGCGTGCTTGACTCTCTTTTATATGGTCTCTTAAATGCCCTTCTGCTATCCTTTGTCTGGATTGTCCATATGTGGTCAGCACTCGCCTTAACCTTCATTCCATCATCAAATGTCAATTCAAACATTTGCTTATGGAATATCTCGGACTCAACAAGGACTTTGGCGGGTGTTCCATCCTGCGAAAATACATAGTCACCCTCATGTATATCCTTCATGAGTTTCCATCCGTCCGGTGTAGGTATTTCCGTGTCAAGGCTCACAGCTTTTCCGGATTTCCTCGGGACAAAGATGAACCCCTCTTTGTAACGCCTTTCCTGTGTTCCCTTCCAATAAAATCCAACGAGGTTATAAACAATGAAGATCTGCCAGGGGACCAGAATGAGCGGCTTTCCAACAAGCGAGACACCGTTAATGTCCTCGCCCTGTTTGTGGACAATAAACTGCTCGATCACTGCGATCACAAAATCCGGTTCCATCGTGTGCAGCTCAAGGTCTTTTCGCTTGAGGTCATTTAGGAATCTTTGGCATGCAAGGATTCTGTCCTCACCCGCAACCTCTTTCCCGGAAACGACGTCATGCGCATATTCAACTGCTATACTTTTATAAGACTTTGCCATCGCCATCACCGCTGATCTTTCTCAGAGCTTCAACCAGCGGATCTTTCTTTGCATCCTTCACCATTAAATCATTGATTGCTTTCAAGCCCTTCGGTGTAAGGCCCAGGTCTCTCCAGTATGACAAGGCCTGAGTGTTCAAATCCATCCATGTTACGAAGAGAGGATTCTTAGCCGAGTTAACAGCGCCCCGGTCACTCACCCTTTCAATGATCACTTGAGCGCCTTCACTCACGAACTGTTCCCAAACCTTGTCCCGCTGCTCCAGGATGTCGGCCAATGTCTCAATCACCGATTTGAAAGCCGGTTGCATGGTTCCAACTGATTTGCAGTTCCGCATTATTAAACTTTTCCACTTCTTTGATTCCATCTGGGGATTTTTCCTTTAAATATTGATCGGGTGGGGAAGAAGCCCCTCGCCCCGTTGGCCCAAAAAA